CTCATCATTGCCAGGCATGGTCGCGCCAGCAAGCACAGTGACGGCCCAAGTGTTGGTGTTGAATTTTACGTAAATAATGTCGCCGTTCGCAACCGTCAGCGTGTGGTAGGCGCGTCGCGTGCCGATATTAGTTGAGCCAAAAGACGAGGTACCCATCCATGTGCCCGCCATCACCTTCACGGTCGGGCCGGCATGGTCGAGCACGGAAATATCGAACTCGCGCTCGCCGTTCACAGGCAGCAGCCCCTCGGGGCGCTGATACGGCATCGACTCGTTCCGGTCGGTCTCCGGCTGATTCCTGCCCGGCGCGTGCGGGATGACTTCGCGAATCCTTTGCAGGATCACATCAGGGATGTCGGGTTCGTCCATTATCCGGTGACGGTGGTTACGGCCTTGCGGAGAAGGTGATACTTCCAGCGCACGATGTCGCAGCTATGCACGATGCCGGACACCGCGGACAGGAACGCGCTCGCGCCGCTCGTCCCAGTCCAAGATGGCCCCACCACGCCGATGTATCCCCACTTCGGATTGTTGCTCGCGGTGTTGAAGTTCGGCACCGTCACGGTTCCGTTCACCGCAACGCCGCGCAGCGAGACGTTGTAGAACAGGCCGCTGAAAATCAGGTCTTTTGTCTCCGGGGTGAAGTAGGCGTTGACCGTGGCGGCGGTCTGCGATCCCGCGTAGGTGAAAGTGGTGGTAGCAATCGCCTGCCGTGAACCTCCGGAGACAATCGGCCAGTTCAGATTCACGATCACCGCGCCGTCGTTGCCGGCAAAGTGATCCAGCGTCGGCGATCCAGTCACCACGGAAGGGTAATGGATCTGCATCGTGTCGGTCTTCGTGACGGTGATGCCAGCGAAGTCCAGCAGCGTGCTTGTGATTTTCCATCCGTGAACCGAGGAAATCGGCTGATAGATGATGTCCGATCCGGCGACTTGCGTGTAGGGCGCAGACGGCTTCGCCACCATTTGCTTCGTCACGGAAACGTCGGTCTGCGTCTCTCCGTCGATCTCGTAGCGGATCGTCGCCGGCCCCGGTAGCGTCTGCCATACGCGCGTGACTGAGTAGAAAAGGTTCCCCATCTCGCCCTGCTCGGGCACTGCCTCCTGGTCGATCAGGATCGCGGTCTGGTCTTGGATGGATGCCGTTGCCGTCGCGCCTGTGCCGCCGCCGCCGCTGAATGCGACCGTGGGAGTCGTGACGTATCCGGTGCCCTCTGCCGTGAGCAAAAGCGCGACCACGGCCCCGTCGCGAATCTGCGCGATCGCCGCCGCCCCGGTGCCTGATCCCCCGCTGAATGTCACCGTGGGGGCTGTCAGGTAGCCGCTGCCGCCCGCGGTGAGCGCGATGCCGATGACCGCCGTGAGCGGCGTGCCGGCCGTGAGCGCGGCGTAGGCGCTCTTGAGGATCGTGTACTTGCGGATGTAGGTCGGCGCGGCGTGGCCGCCCTCCAGATACTTCAGGGAAAGATTGTGCGCCTCCTGCGCGTTCTGCGACGTGGCCCACACCCGCCGCATGTATTGCTTGTCCCCGTCGCCATCCGCCTCTTTCTGCGAGACGAGGCGGTAGTTGCTCGCGCCCTTCCGTGGCGTACCAATGAGAACCGGGGTGTAACCGGCGTCGAGCAGCACGTCCTCCACGAGCACGAGATCCCGGACGTTGGCCGTCGGGTAGATCGTGGATGGCTCAAGCAGCCGATTCTGCGCCTGCGAAAGTCCGTAGTCCCTGCGCGCCCCGAGGCTCAATAGAGGTATCCGGCGCCGCGACGCCGCCCCCGGAACGGCGGCGTGTAGTTCGCCGCCTGTTGGCTTGCTCCCTGCGGTTTGGCATTCTGGAGCGACTTGATCGCGAGTTCATACTGCCGGAAAATCTCCGCGCGCCCGGCGATGTTCGTGAAAAGAGGGTCGCCGCTGAGATGCTGCCGCGCCACCGCGTAAATCGTGAGTTCAGGGAACCAGACTACGGTATCCGTGCCCGGGTCGGTCGTGTGATCCCCGTTGTCAATGTCGTCCGCCGTGACGACGGGCGGTGTCGCCAGCAGCCGGTAGTCGAGCGGGTAGTCCGCCGACGGCATCGGCCCGATTCGCAGGTAGGTCGTGCGCGTCGCCGTGCCGGTCTGCTCATACCGGGTGTCCACAAAGTAGGAAACTGGCTGTCCGCTCAGTTTGTTCATCGCCGCGCTGCCGTAGCCGACGCTGTTCCAGCCGTGCATGGTTCGGATCACGCCGGCATATCTCTGAAGCTCCTCCCAGCTCGATGCCGGCAAGAGCACGCGCTGCCCGCGGATCTCCACCGGGTCGAGGATCACCATGTCCGTGCTCGGAAGCTGGATGGCGTCGCAATAGACCGTGGCCGAGTAGCTGCCGGTCGCGCCGAGGAACGGGCGGAGAAGCTGCGTGCTGGATTCGAGGATTTCGTTGTCCTGCGTGTCGCCGCTCGCGAAGACGATGGTGCAGCCGAGCATCCATGAGGCGTAGCCGGATGTGATGCTGATCGTGTTCGAGTATTGCGTGCAGCTCACGGTGACTGCCGTGGGCGCCCGCAGAACGGCACCGGTGCGCCGCTCGAACATGGCGCTCGGGCTCCGGTCCCAAAGCTCGACATACGCGCCGTTGATGGCCGCGCAGATGGAGTCTAGGTCGCCCGGCGAAGGCCCGCGGGTGTCGCTGTTGTCGGTCGCGCCAGCCGGGGTGAGCGTGCGCAGGCCGAGATCCCGCATCAGTTGCTTGGCGAGCGTGTGGATCGTCATCGGGGTGATCCGGGGGGTTGCTACGTCTCGATGTCGTCAGCGGGCGCGGCATCGGGTTTCGGCGCGCTGAGAAGGGCGATCATGTCGTCCTTGTTCGGGTTTCCGATCAGCGGGATTCCGCGCTCCTTCATCATCGCGCGAAGCTCGCGGTGTCCGAGTTCGGCCAGCGGACGCGCGGCTTGCGCGGCGGGCTCGTTGGCTCCGGTCGCGTTCACGAGTCCGGTAAAGGCATCCGGCGTCCGGGTGTTTGTCTGCTCGGATTTCAGGCGCGCGATCTCCGATTTCAGGCGCGCGATCTCCGCTTTCGCCGCCGCAAGTTCCTCCGTCAGCCGCTTCACGTCGTCGCCGGATTCGGCCACCGCGACCACCGGCCACCACTTGATCACGTTCGGATGCTTCGCGATGTCGGGCAGGATCGTATTCTGGAACTCGTCCAGGTCGAACTCTGCCGTCTGGTGTCGCATGTCCTTCTCGTGGAAGTGGGCGCGGTCATAGACCCTGCCGCTCCTTCCCTGCAAAGAGGGCATGACGTTGCGTGCGGTTCCGTAGGTGACGAGTTTGATTTTGGCAGACATAGAGGATTGAAAATTGAAAGACTGCGCCCCGGCGGAGACATGACGCTCCGCCGGGGCCGGCTATGAACCACACAAACTAGGCGATGACGGGAGCGCCGGGCACAGGCAGTGCGTGGCACGAGACCACGAAGCCGGGGCACACACCGTCAGAACGCTCCACAAGGGCCGCGCCCCACACCTTCTCCGCACCGATTTCATGATCCATGTCATGATTCAGGTGCTCCTCGGTGCGCTTGCCGAACTGCGGGCTCACTTTCGAGCCGTTGATCGTGCCGACGCCGCAGATAAGGGCTTCCGCGCCGAGGCCGAGCGAGCGACCGAACGGGGTGCCGAGGATGTTGCACTCGACCACGAGGGAGCCGATCGGGAATGCCCAATCAGTGGTTTCCCCGGTGAGGCCGAGCACGACCTTGCTGAACAGGGTGATTTCGAGGCCGGTGTTGACCTTGAAGCCGAACACGCCCCACACGCCCGTCGAGGGGTTGATGACGAGGATGTAGCGCAGCGTGGCGGTGTCCGCGGCGATGGTGGCGCCCCAGTGGTAGGTCCACGGGGCGTTGCTGAAGTAGCGGGTGTACTCAGGGGCGGGCGTGACTGCTGCCGCCGCCGCGCTGCCGCCGCCCTTCACGGCGATGGTGCCGCCATTGACCGTGGTGCCGCTGAACGTCGGGGCGAGTGCCGCTCCGAGGTAGAGGCGCGGGGCGAGAAGGGATCCAATCGGTCCCCAGTTCCCGTGATCGAGCTGGTCCCAGCGGTAGATTCCCACGCCGTCCCAATCCACGAAGTTGCCCTTGAACTGCGGGTTCTTGTCCCCGCGCTCACCCGCCAGGCGGATGCCGGCGAGGTAGTCGCTTTCGCTCTTGAGGTGGCTCAGGGCGTAGTGCGTGCCGAAGACCATGTAGTTCTTCACGCGGCTGCCGCCGGAGTCCATCGCGCCGGTCGCCATCGGAAGCGCGCCGTTGCTGGTGAGGATGTTCCGCGTGTTGCCGATCGTCGCGGTGTCCATGTAGTGCGCCGTCTTGATCGTCGCGATGGTCGAAGGGCCGCCCACCGTGAACATCTTGTTCCGGCTGGACGCCTCAGACTTCGCGATCATGAGGCGAAGCATATCGTCGTTGTTCTTGATGGCGTGCTGCTGGCTCAGACCTTGCTTGATCATGCCGTCGAGACGACCGCCGACCATCGTTTCGTCGCGGGCGACGCTCTGGTAGCCCACGCCGAACCACTGGCGACCGATCTTCACGTCGAACGAGCCGGCCTGAATCTTGTTGGCCGAACCGGTGCGGACGCCCGCGCCCTGCACGCCGGGGCCGCCGAAGCCGCCGTAGGTCGTGACATGCACGGTGGAGCCGGACACTTTCTCGGTGTCGGTGATCTTGACGATGGCCTTGCCTGCGTCGCCCTCGCCCATGAATCCATCCGCGAGCGGATTGTCCTGGTATGCGGCGTCCGCGCCCTTCACGACCTTGAGCGCCCAAATCTCCTGTTCGAGATTGGCGTTCTGCGTGGTGAGGTCGCCCTTGGTGGTGGCGTTGGCGACCGGGTAGCTCGTGCCGAGCGCCGGGACAGTGAGGAATCCGAACAGCGCGGCGAGAGCCAGCGGGCCGGAGACGAATGCGAGTGCGGCCACGAAGAGCAGCCGGAAGATATTGCGATTTTTCATTGGATTAGAGATGTGAGATTTGGGTTGGGTTGTTGGTGGACTACCTGCGCAGCACGTATCCCGAGTTCCCCGGAGTGGGTGATAGCTTCTCCAGGTCTGCGAGACTCATGTTTGCGGCTTCTGCGAGCGAGAGGGCCTTTGGCGCGGGCGGTGTCGCGGGCGGTATGCTCGCGGCCCCTCCTGCGGTCGTGGGCTTGCGGACTTGCGGCGTCGGTTGGGTTGCGGTCGCTGCCGCTTGCGCGGGGGCGTCCGACTCCATGAGCGCGGCGAGTTCCTTGGCGACCGAGGTTCCGTTGTCGGCGGCGCGCAGTTTCGCCAGTTGCATGGCGGCTTCGGCGGCGATGACTTCGGGAGCCTTCGGATCACTCAGGAGAACACTGCGAGCGGGATCTTTGGCGATCGACTCGATGCGTGCAGCGATGGCTTGTGCCAGTTCGGACTTCGGATCAGTGGATGAAGGGAATTGCCCCTTCGCGGCCTTGATTGAGTTCGAGCGTTCTGTGGCGAATGCGTCCTGTTTTTCCGCGGCGGCTTTCGCCTGCTGCGATTCAACGGCCGCCTTCTGCTGCCTCAGTTGCTCGATCTCGTCCTTGGCCTCCTCCAGTTCCTCGGTGCCGAGTGACTTCGCGAGTTCCTTTCGCCGGTCCATCGCCGCATTCAGCTTTTCGTCCAGTTCCGTCAGCGCGTCGCCGTGCTGTGGTTCGGGTTCGGGGTCTGGTGTGGCTACGGGCGCCTGCTTCTGCTGGCGCGCTTCGACAATCTCGATGCGCTCCTTCAGGCTTGGCACCGTCTCCCCTGCATCCTTCAGCGCCTTGCCGAGCGCAATCGCTTGCTGCTCGGTGTCGCTGAACTGTGCGGTGGAGACGCGGTTTGGCAGGATGCGATCCGATTTCGGGTCCGCGGGCGGCGTGGTTTCGCCTGCCTGCGGTTCCGGTTCGGTCGTGATCGCTGCGGGAACTGCTTCGGTTTCTGGCTGGTTCGCGGCCTGCATCCTCGCCAACTCCGCCTCTTGCTGTGCAAGAACGTCGTCGAAGGGGTCGCCGGTCGCGGTTGGAGTCGCCTGCGTTTCCGCGGGCGTTGCTGTCGCTGCTGCGCTTGCGGGATCTGTGACCTCCGCTGGTGCTGTGTTTTCCATTGCGATCCGCCGCCTGCTTCATCGCATTCGCGGATGGCAAGCAAAATCTTTCGCGGTCGTTACCCTGGGTTGATCGATCCGAATTTTCCGCGAGGGACGCCGACGGTGTGCGACTTCCCGTTCGGCCTGCGCTTCTCCCATTCGCGCAGCTTCCTCCGGGTCTCCTTGTTGTTCAGGGAGTAGCGATTTCCCTCGACTCCCCCGCTGTTGAATGCCGCCGGCAGTGTTTTGTTCATGGTTCAGATTTCTATTTTTTCCCGCCAAGCGTGGCGCAGAGCACGACGATGCCAGCGAAGATGAACACCGCGAGGATGCCAGTGGCGGCGAAGTTCATGGCCGGGCAAACTGCCAGTGCATCCAGTCGAAGTCCCTCGCGCGGCCATAGCTGACTGCGCCCTCGCCCTCGATGATTTTCCACATCGGCAGGTATTCGAGGCGGGCAAACCGCGCAGTGCGCTTCGTCTCCTTGAGCATGTTCCTGTCCGCATCAAGATCGACGGCGCACCCCCATGAATGGATTGACCACGCGCTTTTGCTCCCGCGCTTGAGCCGCACGTTCAGGCAGCCCCCAAACTGATCGATCCCAAGCTCGCGCAGCTTCTCCTCGCCGTATTCGCCTTTCAGCTTCGTGAACACTCGCAGCATCGCATCTGCGACCTTCTCGTGGCACGTCATCTCGGTGATGCGCGTGGCCTTGTCCCAGTCCAACACCATCGGGTAAGGCAGGACGATCTGCGTCTGGTTCTCGCCCTTTGGCCCGTAGAACTTCGGGCACTGTGCTTCGGTGGGCCAGTTCATCGGAACTTCTCCTCGGTGTCTTTCTTGATCGGCGCGTAGCTCGGGTCGTCCTTGTATCGCTCGGCGTACTCATGGACGATGCGTTGCACGTTCTCGGTCTTCACTTCGCTCTTGGTGCTCGATGCGACATTCTGCGCGACACTCTCGAACTTCGCCGCCGCCGCGTTGGAGAAATTCTCCGCCGTCTGGATTCCGAGATAGGCGAGCAACATCGTCGTGACCGCCCACTGGAAGTGTTGAGTGATCGAAACGAATGCAGTCAGTTGCTCCGGCGTGGTGAACGTGTAGAGCGTCCTCACGGTCGCCCAATACAGCCCCCATTCCGTCCAGATGGCGAACAGGGTCATCAAGAATTTCCGCGAGGCGAAGTTCATCGCGAGCGTTTTAAGTAGTCGGGTAAGGAAGGCTTTCATTGGGGTTATCGTTTGAAATATGCAAAGGCTGCGAACCCGATGGCCGTCAGGCTGAATGCAGAGAACCACATCCACTTCGCTTTCGCCTGATTTGCCGCATCCAGCCGCGCCTTGTCCCGCTCCCATGTGCGTGTGTCGAGCGTGCCCTGCACGGCCTGCGTCTCCGCGAGTGCAGCAGCGTGGGCGGTCGTGAGGATGGCGAGCTGTGCGAGCGCGGAGTCCGTCTGCGCCTGCGCTTCATGGAACAACACCTGCATCTGCTTCACCAGCTTCACGATCTCCGTGCGCGTCTTGCCGTCGGTAACGGGGCGCGCCGTGGGGACAGTCTGCGAGTTCGCCATCGCCAGCAACACCCACAGTATGAGCAACGGCAGGCACGGCCTCACGGTTCGTCCTCCAGCAGCCGGAGAATCCTTCCGGCCTTGTAGTCCACGCGGGAGAGGATGCGCTTCACTTCCTTGCCGTCGCGGCGCGCCCGCGCAGTGGCAGCCGTGGCGGTGGTGAGATGCCGCACGAGTGGGGCCGTCTCGTTGCCGCGGTGTTGCGTGGCACAGCCGGTGAACATGCAGAGCGCCGCGAAAACGGCGAGGATGATGTAGAGGGTTCGGTTCACGGCTTGCGGCTGATAGCATCTAAGGTCGCCGCGAGCCGATCCTGCGTGCGGATTGCGAGCTGCTGCGACTCGGAGATTTTGGACAGGTTTGCTTTAACCTCAGACATCGTGGTTTCCACGAGCACCAGTCGGGCGTCCTGCCGAATCGCAACTTCGCGCCCCTGACTCCACACCCCGATTCCTCCAAGAAGCATCACGGTGGCAGTGAGGACGTGCCCCAAGTTCACCGTGCCATCGAATTTCCACCGCCGGGCCTCGCGCTCAGCGCGCTCGCGCTCGCGGGCGCGCTGCTTCGCGAGTTCTTGCGCTTTGCTTTGCTCTTGTTCGAAGTCGGTCATTGGCAAAGGAAATTACCGACGCGCAGGCGGCACGAACAGGGCTTCCAGGCCCGCTTTGATGTCTGTGCCGAGCAAGGACAGCACGCGGGCTTCCACGTCGGCCTGAGTGTAGTCGCCTGCCTTGTCGTAGTCCTCACCCTCCCACAGCGTAAGCTGGAACGGGCAGGGTGCGATGCGGGCGACGCAAGACCTGCGCTCGGAGTTGTCAATGGTCGTCACGTCCAGCTTGGACAGCGTGATCGGCTTCTGAACTCGCTCCTGCGCGGGTTGGCCGTCGCGAGCGGGACGGTGGATGGTTGGAGGCTGAATGGTGACGGTTTGAATGTTCATGGTGAATCGAGGTTAGAGAAGTCCGGTGCCGAGAATATCCATCTCGGGGAATTGGAGGGTGAGCGTGCCGGTGACGTAGGTGGACGTGGCGTAGTTGCGCCAGTAGGTGAATGCAGCGGCGTGCTGGCGGACAGTGGCGTTGCCGGTGATGGTGCCGTTGTTGTAGCTGCTGTCGTTGAAGGTACAGTCTCCGGTGATGGTGCCGTAAGTGTAGCTGGTGTCGTTGAAGGTGCAGTTGCCGGTGATGGTGCCTAAGCCGCCATATGTGTCAGCACTGGAATCGTTGAAGGTTGTATTACCAACTATGTAGCCCGCTGTTTTTTGGGTGCTGTCGTTGAAGGTGACCGTTCCGGTAATGGTGCCATTGCCTTGCAGTGCGGTAGAGTCGTTGAAGGTAACATCTCCGTTGATGGTTCCGCCATACATACCGCCATAGCTATTACCAGAGAACGTGACATTGCCGGTAATCGCACCGTCGATGCCGTACAAGTAACCTCCATTAAGGAAGTCACAATCGCCGTTGATAGTGCCTTCGTTGAAGTAGACCGTCCCGCCTGAGGCTACCGTGCAGTTTCCGTTGATAACGCCAGGGTAGCCATTGACGACCAGTCCTCCCACGCAGTCACCGTTGATGGTTCCGTAGTTGTAATTGGAACTACCCCACGTAAAGTCCCCGTTGACGATGCCGTTTACCACAGGAGAATTGTTGCCGTTACGGCTGTTGCCGTCGAAAATGCAGTTGCCGGTGATGGTGCCTTCGTTGTAGCTGGAATCGGTGAAGGTGCAGTTGCCGTTGATGGTGCCGGTGGTGTAGCTGGTGTCGTTGAAGGTGACGTCGCCGGTGATGGAGCCGCTGTTGTAGCTGGAATCGTTGAAGGCGATGTTGTAGCTGTAGATGGTGCCTTGGTTGGAACTGCTGTCGTTGAAGGTGGCGGTGGCGACGGCGTAGTTGCCGTTGCCGAGGAGGCCATTATTGCTGCTGGTGTCATTAAACACGAAGTTCGCAGCCAGTAGTGTCACCTGAAGCCCGCTGTTCCCGTTCACCGTCACCAACCCAAGCACGTCCGACGAAGGGGTGCCCGTCACATAGCCGTTGCCGGTTGCGATGACGACATCATCGGCGGTTACGGGAATCACATGCAATTCGCAAGTGAGGTCGCTCGTCTCAGTGGAGATTGCGGCCTGAGACAATTCAAACGTCGTCCCGTCTGTAATACTCGCCACGGTGGTGCCGGTGTCTATGCCGTCGCCAGTGATGGGTCGCCCCACCACAAGACCCGCCGTGCTGTCGCAGGTCACTTCCGTGTCCGTGTCAGTGACATTCACGCCGGTCAGGGTGCCGGAAAAGCCCTCAGTGCAGGCGGCATTCGACCACCAGTTCCCAGGGACGTCCCAGTTTTGGTCAACTGAGTTTTTGAAGTAGCGTGTCGGCATAAATTAATCCACGAACTCCGTGAATCCTCCAGTAAGGGAAACGAGGCACCATGCCCCGCCCATGTATTTGAGTTTGAAAATGTAGGACTTCCAAGCCGTGAGTGTCTTGGGGAAGGTTGCCGCACTGTCGCTGGCCCGTTGGATGTCCGCATGGAAGTCCAATGTGTGCGCTCCGTCTGCCCACCTTACGATCACCGTGATTTCAGAGACGCATTCCTCCGGGGTTCCGGTCGGCACCTGAAACGTGGTGTTCCCGCTCATGTAGCCGTATTGCGTCCCGCCGTTGGCGAGGCTCAGGGTGACATTTCCGGTGAGCTCACCAATCGAATACGCTCCGACCGGCTTCTGCCCACGAGACCACACCGCAGCACCGGTGGAAGCATCCAAGCAGTAATATGGAGTGCCGTCCGCCATTTCCCACGTCGTGTCCGTGGTGTAGCCGAGCGTGGTGTCGTCGGTGACGGTAGGGGCAACGGGTGCGTAGAGGACTTTGCGAACCGTCGTGCTATTGTCCGAGAGGACGAACAAGTAGCCGAGGGCAAACTTGTACTCGTAGCCCACCGAGCAAATGATTGAGAAGCCTGCGGTTCCGGCGATGCCTTTGTTGGGCGTGCTCTGCTGCCACTTGGAGCCGTTGAACAGATTGACGATGGCGTTCTCGTCCATCGTGCCGCCCGCGAGGGGGAGAGCCTTCACTGCCGCCGCCAGTTCCTCTTTGGTGATACTGGATGCCTTGCTGCCCGCAGCGGCGGAAATGTCGAGAACTGGAATCAAGTCCCCGTCCGCGACGGTGAAACGGGTCAGACTTGCTGCTGCGGAGATTGCTGTGTCGGCCATAAATTTATTCGGTTAGCATGAAACTGTCGCTTTCCCACAGGACGCCTTGACCGGCTTCCCACATCCAGACGCTGCTGGCACCACCGGGAGTGGAGTCACCGCCGACCGAGGCCCGCAAGTTCCAGAAGTCCGGGAAGCCTGGGAAATTCGGGAGCCGGCGCATGGCCTATCCCTCCTTCAGCGTGAAGCCCTTGCCGGTCGTCGCGCCATAGATGGACACGGCGCCGTCGGGAACAAAACTCTCGAATGTCTGCCCGGTGCCCGCGGGGAACAACAGGCTGCCATTCGCAGCCGAAGCCGTGCCGCCGAAGTTCACCCACATGTCCGCATCGGACACGTTCTGGAAGATGAGAATCTTGCGCGACGTGGCCGCGGCGAGCGCGGTCTGTGCCGTGCCTCCGGTTGTGATAGTCCCGCTGGCGTCCCTGAGTGGTCCGTGGTTCATGGTGGCCTTGGTAGGGTTCCCGCGCCGGATTAGCCCGTGATGGTGATGCCGCCGGCAGCCGCGCAGATCGCGCTCGCATACCAGTAGGTGCCATCGGATTCGAGCTTGAGCCGGTCGCCGGCCACCGCCGTGCTCGCCACGAAGTTCACCTGGTCGCCGCCCGCGGTCGCTTCCGCGTCTTCCGCGGCACCGCTCGAACTGAGCACATGGCCGATGATGATGTCCGTATTCGAGGCACCCGAGGAAACGATGTAAGCCGTGGTCGGCGCCGTCTTCACGAGGAAGTCGAACGCGAGCCCCGCCGCCGGAGCCGGCAGCGTGACGGTGAAGCCGCCCGCGAGATTCAGCAGGATGAGCGCGCCGGAATCGCTCACGTCGAGCGTCGCCGCCGCGGTGAGCGTGATCTGGCGTGCCTGCTTCTGAATGACGCCGTTCGGGTCCACCAGACCGCGCGCCAGTGTGGCGACGGGAGTGGACTCCGCCCGCGGGAGCAGGAGGCGGTTGAGGAATGCTTTGGCTGCTGCTTTGGCTGCTTGGAATGCGGTCATTTTGTGGAGTGGTGAGAGGTGAAGTGGCTGCTAATCACGCGCGGATTACTTTTTTCAACGTCTAAAGTCAACGACTTTCGCGCGTGCGCAGAATCTTTTTTGAGCGCTCAGTTTCCCGAGCGTGCCAGCCCTCCAGCTCGCGCAGCTTTTTCATGGCCTGAATCCACTCCGCACGCTCCGCCGGCGTCTTCGCCTCGTCCTCGTGCATCTCCGCAGCCTGCCCCGCCAGCGCCGCCAGCTTCTCCTGGAACACGAACCAAGCCGCGTTCTTCGCCAGCGCCGCCAGCCCGTCGAGATAGTCGTCCGGCGATGGCTTGCTCATGCCGCCCCTCCTTCATTGGACGTTGGACCGCGTAAAGGCCGCGTGGCCGCGTCCCCCGCGGCTTTACGCGGTTGGGCGTTGGGCGTTGGGCGTTCCTTCCCCTTCGGCGCAATCGCATCCTCATACGCCTGAATCGCCTCGATGCCCACAGGCAGCTTCACGCTCTCCATCAGCATCGCCTTCCCCTCCGGCGGGAGATCCTTGTAGGAGATGTTGATGCGTTCGGCAGGCGGTGTGTCGTCCACCGGCGGCGGCAGTTGCACCGGCTCGCGGATGATTTTGTCCGAGCCCGGAATGTCGAGATTGCGCAGCAGCTCCACGTAGAGCGGCCGCGCGCCGGCCTTCTCGGATTCCGGCAGCGCGAGATACTGCGTGTGGACCTGGATGGCCTGTTGCGAATGTTCGATCACTTCGCGCTGACGGAAGCGCGTCATGGTGAGCCGCACATTCAGCCGCAGGTTCTTCACATCCTCGCGCGTGAGCGTCGCCACCGCGGCATTCTCGCCCTCGCCATAGTTGAACGTCTCATCCGCATCGTGGTTCGAGTAGAGCAGCGTGAGCAGCTTCCACAGCGCATCCGCCAGCCCGTCCCGGATCGCTCGCGCCGGGCGCTTGTGCAGCGTGCTCCCGCTCGCCAGCACGGACTGGATGCCCGTCGCCGTGCTCGTAGCCGGCATGTCGCCCAGCCCGCCCTGCGCGCTCGATGTCACGCCGGTTTCGAGCTGATTCAGCTTCATGAAAAACTCGAGCAACTGCCACGAGCCCGCGTCCGCATTCGGCAGCACGAGCGCCTGCATGAAGTCCTGCATCGTCTTGCCCGTCTCGCGCGTCACGCGGGCACCGGGACGAAACACCACGTCATTGATGTCCTCCTTGATGGCATCCTCGTCCACGCCCACCATCGGGTTGGCGATCATCTCATTGCGGTGTAGGATGCTGTTGAAAATCCGGTCCGCATTGTTCTGCACGTCCTCGTACAGCTTCCACCACCCGCGCCCCGGCCACCGTCCCGGCAGACTGTATGCGGCCACGACCGTATAGACCGACGTGCCCGCCGGCAGGATGTTGCACCCATACTCCACATAGAAAAGCTGCTCGCTGTCCATCAGCACCGTGCCAAAGAGCAGCCGCGGATTCCCCTCGCCCTCCGGATCCCACTCCATCTCGAAGTCCAAGCACTTGATCAGCGGGTTCTTCTCATCCCCGCCCGAGCCCGCCGGCGACGGTCCCTCCGTGCGCGCCTCATCCTTGCTCGTCGTCGTGTCGTTGCGGATCTTGTCAAACATCGCGACCGTCTCCGCGTCCCAATTCTTCTCCTCCACCCCGCTCGCCTGGCGCACCTTCGCCTTCAGCGCGGAAAAGCGCATCTCATAGACGTGCCCGCGGAAGTCGGCATCCTCGATGTCCGCATAGCTCGGCGCGCAGCGGAAGTTCTTCCAGTCAATCGTCTGCGGGTCCAGCCCGTTGTAGCGCACTTCCTCCTCCTCAATCAGCATCTCCTCGAAGTGCATCCCCTCCCCCATGATGATCGTCGGATCCTTCACCAGCACGAGCGCCCCCTCGCCAGTTTCCTCCGTTTCCATCCCGTTTCCAAGTTCGCCCATCGTTTCCGCCGCTTCTCCATCCGTTTCCAAGTCGTTTCCACTCTCGCCCTGTTCCACCACCGGCGCTTCCGGCACCGCCTCCCCTTGGACGTTGGACGTTGGACGTTGGACGTTGGACGTTTCCTGCTCCTGCCACTCATCCTCCTCGTACGCATAATCCCCCGTGCTAGTCAGCACCGGCTCCCCATCCGGCCCGATGAGCACACTGCGCAGCCGGTGATACTTCTGCACATCGCGCTTCCACGCCGTCCGCAAAATCGCCTCCCCAAAGTTCATCACCCGCTCCACCACATCCTCCCCGTGGTCCTGAAATTTCGCCTCGCGCAGCTTCCACGCGGAATGCTCGTAGATTTTCCCCGCGAGAATCGTGTCATTCGTCCCCTCCGGGATCGCCGCAAACCACGGCAGCGACCCAAACAGGTCATCCTGAATCCGCGCCACGATGAACCCGATGCCGCTGCGGATCAGCCCCATCGTCTCATTGCGAAGCTGGAAAATGTCCCCGTCCGGCCCGCCCAGGCGCGCGCTGAAGTCGTTGTCCATGTACTCCTCGGCCAGCATCCGCTCCGTGCGGAAGTCCGCCATCTCCCCGAGCACATCCTTCTCCCGTTGCAGCACCAGTTCCACGAGCTTCTTGCAACAGTCCTCCCCGGTCTTCTTCTCCACCTGTTTCAGCCAAAGTTGAGCGGCGGTCTTTTTCATAGGCGTTTCGTTTCGTGTCTGTCTTTGAGCCGAATCTTGCAGCGTGTCCATTTCGGTGTTCATCGGTGGTTCCCTTTTTTACGGAGTGAATGGCAGCACTTCGACGTTGAAGCCGCAGTCCCTGCGTTCGGCGTCGGCATGATGCGACTTGATATGCCGGATCCACTGCTTTGCGGCGGCCTTCCAGCGGTAGCCGCGCGCCTTGGCCTTGTCGCGGTCGTCAAAGTTCACGATGGCGAGCAGCGTCACCATCGGTTGCCGCGCGCTTTCGAGCACCGCGTCGAGCCCGGCGGGTGTGGAAATGTAAGCGTCGAGCACCTTGAGCATCGTGAGCACATCGAAGACGGCCCGGTGCGCAAACGGGTTCAGGAATCCGTGCTCCGCGGCCAAGTGGACGAGCTTGCGCGTGGAAATGGAGGCAGGATAGGGCACATCCATGCAGGTATCCACCCACAGCAATTCCTGCGCGGCAGCCGCGGCCGTGATCGTCGCGGTCTCCGGCACCGCCGAGAAGCGAACCATTTGCGCCTCGAACATCGGGCGGTCGAAACCGTTGCCGTTGTGCGCCACCACGATGCCAGCCGTCGCCGCCATCGCGCACAGCCGGCGAAAGGCGGCGGCGGGTGCCACCCCGTAGGCATCGAGCATCGCCTGCGTGATCCCCGTCAGGCGCGTGATTTCGTCGGTAATGGGCGGCCCGTCCGCGTGCTTCACGAGCGTGTTAAAGATCTGCACGGGCATCCGGGCATCCGTGTCCCAGAGCACCGCGCCGATCTCAGTGATCCGGTCATCCGCGAAGGACAAGCCGGTGGTTTCAAAGTCGAGGCCGAGGATGAGCATGTTATTCCTCCTTCTCCTTCTTCGCGAAGGCACTCAGCAGCACCGTGTCCGCGCCCTTGTCCATGTGCGCGCGGGCAAGGATGAGCAGCGAAGGGCAGAGCGCATCCGCGTTCAGCTTGATCCACATATTCCTGCCGCCGTCCTCATACTCCGTCTGCATCAGCGTCCCGAGACGCCGGTATCGCTTCTTGATCTTGTCGCCCGATTCGTAAGAGCCGACAGGGATGGAGATGTCCCCGAGTTCCGTGGTGATGTTTGCCATGTGTGTTGGTTGGTTGGTTGGTAAAATTCTCAGCGTTTCCCGTTCAGCATCGCCTTGCGCATCTCGCGCTTGTAATCGCCCTCCTCGCCATGCACGGCGCGCTCGTAGCCGGCCTTGTCCACGGGCTTGATATTTACGAGCCCGTAGCCGAGCAGCGTCTTCCAGCGCGGGAGCCGGCGGTCATCCGCGGGATCCACAAAGGTCGCCGTCGGTTTCCCGTCCTTGTTCACGCCAAAATTCGTCGCGTTCGTGTGCCCCTTGGCCTGCACCTGCGCGAGTTCTTCCACGGCGTTGTCGAGCAGCTTGGTCTTGATTTTCCCCGCGGGCGGAAGCGTCTTCGAGGCGAACGGCAGGCGGCTCTTGACACCCTCCATCACGCCGGGGTCATACCCCAGCTTCTCGTTCGGCGTCAGCCGGCGCTGTTGCGGGTCCACCAAGTCCCGCACCATCGAGAGCATCGGTTGCGGCGCCACGCGCGCCAGCGCGAAATCCGTCGCCATCCCGCCGAGCGTCGTGCTCACGGACTGACTCCCCGTGTACTTGCTTTCGTTCCCGCGGACCTTGTTCACCACCGTCAGCAGGATGCCCTCGCTCACCAGGTCGCCCGCAAACTCCCGCCACATGTTCGCAGCCTCCGTTTGCAGCCCGCGGGCGTGCGCCTTGTCCGCGCCCAGCGCATCCAGCGACGTGGCCGTGGCGAGCAGCACGGATGCGTAAGGAATCTGCCGCGTGCGCAGCCAGTAGGAGTCCCCGTCCTTCTGTTCGCCAAACATCCTCGCCAGCGCCCGTGTCGCCGTACCGAGCACCGGAATGTCGGAAATGTCCATCCGGCTCGAAGTGTCGAATGCCCGGTCCATCCGCTTGCCCGCCTGGTCAAAGCTACGCCCCAGCCGGTCCACCCGGTCCTTGTCATCGTCTCCGCCGCCGCGCCCGAGGTGCAGAATCGCGTATGCGGCCGCCTGCATCAGCGTAAACGTCCCGAGGTTCGCGATGGAATGCGCCAGCTTGGGATTCATCTCCGGCACTCCGCGCTCCTCCGCCGCGGCCTTCATCCGCTTCCCGGCCTCGGTGCCCGCGAGGAACGGTGCCGACGCCAGCTTCGCGCCGAGCCACGTCACCACGTCCGCCGAGCCGCCGCCGAGCCAGCGTTTCGTGTTCCGCATGTAGTTGTAGGCCCATCGGAAATACGGCAGCACCAGGTTGCGCCCCACGTTCACCACAGGCGTCATGTCCACCGTGCCCACGGCGAAACGGTGCCCAGGGTCGAGCCACCACGGAACGTTGTCGTAATCCATCGCGTATGCCAGCCCGACCGCGCGCGCCTGCACCATCAGGTCATCCGGCTGCTTGGCGAGCCACGACTGCATCCACTGCATCCGCTGCTTGCGGTTCGCAAACTTGAATCCTTGTTTCTCCGCATCCTCCGCCGCCACCTCCGCGTGCGCGATGAGGCTGGCAAATTGGAGTTGCTGCTTCGCCCGCGGGTCCATCTCGCCGAAGCGCGTGAGCTTCAGCAGCGCCGCCGGCACGTTCGCCTGTTTCAGATGCTCCCATGCCGTCATCTTCGCTTCCGTCATGGACTGCGCCGCTCCCGCAATCTGCGAGTTCCCTTCCGAGTATTCCATCGGGGCCACGGCATCCATCATCCGCCGACGCGCCGGAATGAACCAGCGGTTCGTCACGATGCCCTTGGTAAGATTCCACGCCTCCGAGGCCGACACCCGCGCCGCCTGCGGGTCCGCCTTGCGCAACAGGAGCGACACCTGCGCCTGTTGAATCAGCCGCATCCCCTTGAACACTTCGTTGCCGACGAAATTCATGAACGCCGTTGAGGGCCGCACGAGGAACGCCGCCACCGCGGAGCGAGTCATCGAGGCGAAGAACCGCATGATGGCACTGCCCGATTGCGTCGCCGCCATCGGTCGCACCAGCGCCGCGAACACTTCCTTGCGCATCATCTTGTTGCCCGTCAGATCCTGCCACGCCTTGCCGCACAGCTTGCGGAGCGCGTCCATGTCCTGCGTCGCCACGGCATTCGTCCACTTCACCAGTTGCTCCTTGCTCATCCCCATCGCCGCGCCATACGCCTGCGCGAGCTGCGGCAGCGCGTGCGTGTTCACCGCCATCCAGCCCGAGGGCACGCCGCCGACCGCGGGAATGTCCTTCACCGCCAGCGGAATCAGCCGCTCGGCCATCTCGCGCCGCGACCGCTCCGCGTGCGCTTCCATCGCGCGGATGGCGAAGCCCTCGAAAAGATTCTTCACCTCGCCCGTCTCGCGCGCCTGGCCGCTCTTGTATTCGCGCGCGCCGCTCTTGAAATTCTTGTTCAGCAGGTTCGTCACCCCCTGCCCGATCATGCCGGCGAGACTGCGCGTGCGCTGGATCTCCGGCACGTAGCCCTCCACCGCGTCCAGTTCCCCGTGCGGTGACACTTCCCCGAAGAACTTCCGCAGCGCGTGCCGGTTGAACTCCGGCAGCACCGTCCCGCGGGAATCCGTCACCCTGGCGTCCGCCATGTCCGGCGAGATCCAGAGCGTGAGGTAATGCCCCGCGCCGTTGAACCGCTCCATAAACGTGTCGTAAATCTTCTGCTGACGCTCCGGCGAAAGCTCGCGGAGGAGCTGATACCCGCCCGCGTCCTCGATGTAGTTCCCCACCTTCAGGAACTCCGTGCCGCGCTCCAGCCATTGCCCGGTGGTCACGCCCGAGGCTTCCGCCTGGTTCTTGAAGATGATGCCCGCGCGCTGGTCGAAGGTCGAGAACGTCGGATTGCCGTCCACATCCACGCCCGTCGCATTCAGCCGCGAAGCCGTCGGCAGCAATTCCGCCGCGAACTGCTTGAACAGCGCCTTGCCCTTGCCGCCATGCACCGCGTCGAGCCCGGCCCGCGCATCCGCCAGCATCCGCTCCATCATCTCGCGCGTCGCCGCCGCCGCCTTCGCCGCGCGAATCTCGCCGGCATCCACCGCATCCTTCGTCCCCGGCGCACCGCGCTCCATCGCATCCTTCCATCCTTTGAAAAGGAACGAGTAAATGTCGCCCATCACCGACAGCTTCTCACCCGGCATCATCGTCCCGCCCGGCGTCGGCGGATCCAGCTTCTTCAGCGTCGCCTCGCGTTCCCGCGCAATCTGAGCCTGGTCCAGCGCCGACTCCACCAGCACCCCGCCCACACTCATCCCCTGCCCCGCGCCCAGCGAGGAAGCTTCCGCGTGCTTGGCAAAGAGCGCACTCCCCTGCGTCCGCTGCTGCGTCTTGAGGGCTTCGGGGATGGCGAGGGAATGGACGGAAACTGTTCCCTCGGGAACATTGCGGCGCTCGCGCATGTAGCGTTCATTGTTTTCCTGCGAACCGCGGAGACTATTGCGCGTCAGAAAAGCCTGGTAAGATTCGGTGGTGAATGAGTCCTTGTCAGGAATCTCCGCCCTCCCCGCCTTCACCCCAAACTTCTTCGCCAGATCGTTCGCGATGGACGGGAGCATCTGGTCATAGACGCGCTTCAAGCCTTCGCCGCCGACTTTGAGATCGCCTCCCGAGAGTCGTTTCAGTTCGGCCACGCCTGAACCTTCGCCCGCCACGATCTTCGCGGTCAGTTCCTTGCCGACAATCTCCGCAAGTTGGTCGGCGGTCTGATTCTGCTTTGCCATCACGCTGCGCCCGTCGCGCTCCACGTCAATGTTGTAAGTCCCCGGAGTGAATCCTGGGCTGTGAAACACGGCATCCACCTGCTTGCTCAGGTCATACCGCTCCGCCTGCTGCTCGCCAGTCGTCCAGGCAATCGCGTCCGCGCCCTCGTCCACGGCATCGCGCAGCGCCCGCTTCATGCCGATCTCGTAGATGCGCTTGCGCAGCTCCGGCGGCATCTTCTCCTGCTCGCCCTTCCCCGGCCCCTGCATCTCCTCGATGAAGTAGGTCCGCCGCCCCTCCGCGTCCGTGCGAATGTTGCGCCGGAAGCGGACGATGGGATTTGCGATGTCCGAGTATTGCGAGTGGCCGTCGCGCCAGTTCTTCCCGAGTCCTGCATCGAACTTCGCAACCTGCGCGCGATAAGTCGGAAACTCTCTATGCAGTTCGTCCCTTAGCTCGGTTGGATTCCACGTCCCGCTGTAAAGGTGGTTATTGAGTTCCACGTCCCGCTGCGCTGGCGTGACGCTGCCGTGAATCATTGCAAGTTCGTCGTCGAACGCTGCTGCCAGCTTCGGGTTTTTACGCTCCAACTCGGCAAAGGTGACGTGCTCAATCGCGGGCGCGGTCTGCTTCGGCCACGTCACAAACATCTCCCGATAGCTCCCCTCGTCCGCGCCGGGGAGTTGGTATTGCGAGAAGTGCGGACTCGCTTCATCTTTTGAAAGAGCATCTTCCCGCGCCACCTCCTTCGTAGTCATATCTCGCCGCCAATTTGAGCGCCCGTATTTCGCGATCATTTCTGAACGAAAATCGGTCAGCGATTGCAGCACCACATCCTGCACCGTCGCCTGCCGTTGCAGCGCGTAGCCCGTCAGTTCCGCCTTCGTCACCTTCTCGCCCGGATGCTTTCCAGCCAGCGGGGAAAGCGGATCCTCTAGGATGCCGCTCCGCGCGATCTCATCCTTCTTCGCGCCTTTCTCAATCGCCGCCCGCGCCTGCTGCACCGTCATCGTCTCCTGAGGCAAAGCCTGCACCGTCCTGGTAAGCGCGGAGTAGAACGCCGGCACCGGATCCACCGGCTTCGCCAGCAGCACCCCATCCGAGTCCACGCCCTTGAAGCCGGCGCGCTGCATGATGGCCTTCACCGCGGCCCGCGCCGTCTGCGCCACCTTGCTGATGGCCTGCTTGCTCACGCCCTTCTCCTCCGCGATGTCCTCCATCGTCCGCCCTTCCATGAGCCCGAAAAGAATGCTGCGCGGATACTCCGGCAGCTTCGCAATCGCCGCCTGCATCCCCTCGCGCGTCTCCCGGTCCTCGATCGGGCGAGTCACCTCGTCCGCCCCGTTCCGGCTCACGTTGTCCTTCCAGGTCTCCCCTGTCTCCGCGTCTAAGGTGGCCACCTCCGCCCGCGCCTGCGCGCCTTCGCCCGTGAACATCGAATTGAGCGAATTGCGGATCGCCCGCGCCGCATAGTTCCCAAACGGCCCCTTGTCCGGCTGCCACCCGCGCGCCGCCTTCACCAGCGCCAGCCGCGCCTCGCTCACCACATCCTCCATCGGAGCCGTCACATTCGAGTAACCCCGCGCAATGCTCACCGCCAGCCCAAGATTGTCCTGCACCAGTGCGGTGAGGTTGAGAGACGCCGTGCGCAGCCGTCGGCCGTCCGCTCCGTTCCACTCTGCAAGAGCCGACGCGCCGTCACGCTGCCCGGCGCCGGATTTGGCGAGCAGCGCGCCACTCTGCCGGTCATCCTTTGCCACCGGCTCGCCGTTCTTGTGCGTGATCTGGATCTTCGCCTCGTCGAAGATGACGTAGTTGTAGGTGCGGCCATTCCGTAATTCCTCAACATGCCTTTCCGCCGCCGCTTTTGAATCAAACGAGCCGAGCCCGGTGTTGTTCTTCCGATCCAAAGCCACCCACGATCCCGATGCGCCCGACACGATCTGAATATCATCACTCACCGCAGGAATGCCCCTACTCCCATGGTCGAGAAATCGAATGCCGGGGATGCCGAGAGAGGCGAGCTTGGCGGATGCGGCCTGAAAGTCGTTGTAACCGCCGCGCAGACCGTCTGATGGTCGAACGCCAGACCGTGCTGCAAGACGGTTATAAAACCCCGCGCCGGTTCGCGGCTTGTTGTAATGGCTTACCCCGTCCGCTTCCAGCACTGGCCCGTCAGTCAATGGAACGGATTGCAACGTCCTCCGCACCTTCCCACTCTGCTCACTCAGCGGCTTGTCCCAATCCAGCAGTTCATCCGGCTCCACGTCGAGCGAGACGGTGTAGGTGTTGCCGACCGCCTCCGACTTGTCCAGTTCTTGCAACAGTGGAGCGGGCACCTCTGAGCGCATCTGTTGCGCCAGTCCGCCCCCGCCTTTCACGAAGCTCGCCAGCGACTCCACATCCATCCCATGCACCCGTCCGATCACCGCCTCCCGGCCGTAGTGCTCGCTGAACATCCGCCGGGCCTCATCCGTCGGGCGAAACCGCTTCAGGTCACTGCGTCCCGCATGGCGGTAGGACTGTGCCACTTCGGGATTCTCCGCGAAGTAAAGCCCCCACCCGTACGCCTGCGCGCCCTCGCCGGTGCCAATCTTCTCCAGCCTGAAATTGTCCACTTCATGCGGCGTCCCGTGGAACGCCACCTTCGCCAGCAGCACCCCGCCGCTCTCCTCCAGCGCCTCATGCAGCGCCGGGTTGCGCGCGGCCTCCATCACTCCGCTATGTGCAGCCGAGCCACCACTTGCGGTGATGGCATCGATCGGACGCACCCATACGTCCTTCATCGCGGCCTTGAACTCATGGATCATCGTGGTTTCGCGTGCGGAAAACTGCGTGCTCCCCGGAGCGGCAGTCTTCGCGGGGAATGAAAGGATGGCACCGTAGGCCGCGCCGCCTGCCGCCTCGCGGGCGATCACGCCCATGTCCGCATCCACGGGATAGCGATGCGCAGCGATCAGCTTCAGCTTCGTGTCGAGGTGCAGGACGTGCAGGTGGTCCGGATCTGCGGTTTTCAGCGTCCGCATGATCGCAGCCGCCGTCGGGCCCTGCATCAGTTCGCGGCGCGTGTGCGCTGCCACTGCCTCCCAATCCGCGAGCGCCGGCCCGTCGGGCTTGTCCAGCTTCGGCAGCCGGTAGTCCTTATCACCAGGAAAGGCATTTGGACGCTCGGACAGCTGTCCAGATTCGAGAAACGAAAAGAACCGCCCGCCGTTGGTAATGACGTGATCCAGAAGCGGTGTCCCGATGCGCCGCCCGGCTTCCATCGCCTTGTCCGTCGCATTCAAATCGGCGTTACTCGGATCCGGGTCGCCGCTGGGATGATTGTGCGCGAGCACAAACCCGGAAATCGGCACGCCTGGATTCAGCCGGCGTGCTTCCTCGATGATGCCCGCAATCTCGCGCGGCGTCATCACCGTTTCATTCAGCGCGCCCACGGTCATGATCTGCGAGTGGATCACCTGCCGGTTGTTGTCCAGCACCGCGATCTTCGTGGACTCAAAGAACGGCGTGCGCTGCATCATGCAGAACGCCGCAAGGTCTGCCGGCGATTGAATCACCGCACCCCGAATGTCGAACGTCGGGATTTTCCGGCTGACAAAATCCGAAAGGATGGACGACATCGGCACCCCGTCGGCGATGCCCTTGCGCACCGCCTCCGCGTCACCGGTCGTCAGTCCATGATAAACGCCGGCCTGGGCTGCCCGCTGTCCTGCGAGGTTCCGATCCACTCCTCCGCCGGCTGATACTGCATCCGCTCCACGGGCGTAACCTTTCCCTTGCACGGCCTGTGCCTGCGCGATGGCCTTGATTGCTTCCGGTTGGAGGGCTTTCGGGACATCGGCATGGTCCAAATAACCCTGCACCGCCCCCGGTGTCAATGCCGGTGCGCGGTCCCACAGGCCCAGCCCGGCCGTCGCAAAATCCCCGCCGAAATCCCCCTGCTTCGGGTCGTGCTTCGCCAGCAGCGCGCCGCCCTGCGGAACATGCTCGGCCACCCGGATGTCGATTGGCGTCAGCGTTCCGGTCGCTGGATTCTTCTTCCAATTCTTCGGCGAGGCGTCAGTGACAGCAAGCCCGTGCCCGACATAGACGCCGTGCGTCTTTTCAGATTTCTTCGGAAATCCCCTCGCCTTCATCCATGCGTCAATCTCCGCCTCGATAGGATTCGGGCCTTTGATGTATGGCTGGCTGATCACCAGTGCGAGCCGATGGCTTTCGGGATAAAAAGTGATGCCCTCCAATTTTTCACCCCCGCCGAAAACGGCATCACTGAGTGCCATCCGCTCTAAATATTCGAGCGGGAATTGCGGCTTGTCGAGCGTCACCTTGCCGACACGATCCCCAAACTCCTTAAAGAAAACCCTGTGCTCTACCCCGCCGTCATCCTCCTTGCGACCGGCAAACTTCTGAGGCGGGATTACCCGCTTGTTTTTGACAGCCCACTCAATGAGTGCTCGTCGCTCTGCTTCGTCAGAAGGGAGGCTCTGTTCCTCTGCGATTCTTCCCGCATTTCCTGCAACGTGGGCGTAGGCATCCTGAGAAACTCCTCCCTCGCCTCGTGAAAGGTCAACAAGGGCTTGGCGGACTCTGGCTGCTGTTTCGCGCTCATGCCGTGACTCATACCCGCCTTTCCCCTCGCGGTCAACCTTCGCAAGCAAACTCCCTTGCATCTGCCCCGCAGCCTCGCGTTCCACAGGCTCACCGTTCCGGTGCGTGATGCGGATCTTGCCCTCGTCGAAGATGACGTAGTTGTAGGTCTGCGCGCCTTGCATTTCACGCAAGGTTCGCTCTGCAATCTCTTGCGTTGCATACGGTCCCGACTTGTAAAACTTCGCTGCCGTGACAATCACCCAACCATCGCCAGCCGCATCGGGTTGAACGCTCAATGCGCCTCCAGTAGCGCCGATTCCCCTGCTCCCCTGATCCAGATACCGGATGCCGGGGATGCCTGCTTTTTGCAGTTGAGTCGAGGCGTACCGGCGTGCGTCAACTTCCTCGTCATTAGAATCCTGCAAGGCGCGATAGGCGTCACTTCCAGGCTGCTCTATTTGCTTTTCACCTACCGGCATTCCAAATGCCCGCGCAAGCGCACGCCGCACCTTCTCACTCTGCTCACTCAGCGGCTTGTCCCAGTCCAGCAGTTCATCCGGCTCCACGTCGAGCGTCACGGTGTAGGTGTTGCCAGCAGGCGCGCTCGATACGGGATTCGTGCGTTGAGAGGACACCAGATCATAGACCCGCTGGAAACGGTCCCGCTCCCGGCTCTTTGCTGCCGTTTGGCGCAACCATGAAGCCGCGGTGCGCTTTGCCGCAGCGATGTTTCCGCCATTGAGCGTGAACGCGATCGCGGCCTGCGCCTCGATGCTGCCAGTTTCAATCGCCCTGCCGTTCCATACGTGATTGTCGCCCGGAAAGCGGCCGTCTCTGATTTGTTGTTTCGTGCTTAGGGTGTTCCGATACTCCTCCGCCACCGCTTTGTTCTCCGCGAAGTAAAGCCCCCAGCCATACACCTGCGCGCCCTCACCCGTGCCAATCTTCTCCAGCCTGAACGCATCCACTTTATGCGGCGTGCCGTGGAACGCCACCTTTGCAAGAAGGCTGCCGCCTTCTTCCTGCACCATTTTCGCAAACAGGCTCCCCTGCTCCTGCCCCGGCGCAAACTTGCCCACGCCGCCCTTCGCCGCATCAAAAAGCGGCGTCTCCCCGCCGCCAAACATGTCCGCAGTCGTGTCCCCCGCATTGGCCCCCTTGAACTTCGCCGCCTTCTCCGCTTGCAGGATCGCCAGCGCATTCGCCGCACGCTGCTTCCCGGCCAGTGTCTTCTCTGAATCCCCAGCCGCAGGCTTCACCGCTTCCGGCAGCGCCAGCGTCCCCTGTGCAGACTGAATCTCCGCAATCTTCCGCAGCAGCGCCGCGCACGCCTTCGCATCCGTCACGATCTTTCCATTCAGCTTCGCGACCTCCGCCGCTGGCCCGCCAAACAGCGAATCCCCGGACTGCATGAGATGATTCCGCTGCATGATGTTCCTGTTCATCCGCGCGCGAATCGTGTCGAGCGCATCCCTCATCCGCACCCCAACCGGCCCGAGCACCGCGTCATCCTCCACGAGCGACTTCAGCAGCGGCACATCGCCGCGCGCCGGCACCATGCCAGCAATCAGGTCCGCCTTTTCCGCCAGCCGTCCAGCGTCACGCAAGAATGCAGCCTCGGCATCCGCTGCCGCGCGCCGCTGCGTCTCAGCCTCCGCCTGCTCTGCGAATGCGGAAACAGCCGGCGTCGCGACCTCCCCGCCAAACTCCCTCTGGTTCGGGTTCTGCTTGGCAAGCACCGCGCCCTGTCCCTCGTCCTCACCTTGCTCCGCGGGCTCAATCTTCGCGTAAATCGTCTCCCCGCTGTACACGTCCTGAATCCCATACGTGTCGCCATCCTCCAGCGTCACCTGATCGGCCGCCACCGCGATGACCTTGAGCTTCGTGCCGGCCACTTCCACCTCGTCCCCGATTGCCAGCGTGCCGTCTTCGGGGCGGATGAGCTGCGTGCCCGCCGCGGGTTTCGCGGCATCCTGCTTGAAGTCGGCATCCTTCGCCTGCTGCTCCGCTGCGTCGCGCTCGTGGGCCAATGCCTGCGCCTCGACCGCGAGTCGCGTCTGAAACGCCCCGGCCAGCGCCACGAGCATTGTGTCCACATGCGCGTCGGCAATCAAGTTCGCGTCAGCCATCATCTGCGCCGCCTCGTCCAGCGCCACGCCTTGCCCGCGCGCAGCAAACAGGCCCGCGCGCAGGCGCTCGGGGAGGTATCCGACCCCATCGTATTCCCCGCCAATGCGTTTGCTGACCAGTTTGAAAAAGTTCGTCCCGTCAACGTCCCTTGTCAGCTTCCCGCGGTTCTTCATCTCGCGGTCAAACGCCGTCCCACGCGACCGCAGTTTGCCGATGTCGTTCAGTAGAAAATCAATCGCGTCCTCCCCGCCAGGCGAGGGCGGAAGTTCCCGCTGTCGGCGCTTAAATTCACGCCGCTGCTTCAGTGCCTCCTGCTTCGGCGTCAGCGGTTTGTCCGGCTGCACCGCAGGCGTAGGTCCCGCATTTTCCGCATTTTCCGCACCCTGGGCGTTGGGCGTTGGGCGTTGGGCGTTGGGCGTTCCCGCCACCGCCGCCGCCAAGTCTTCCCCCTCCACATCCGTCCCGCCCTTCTCAAACCATTTCGCCATCGTCGCGCGAACTTCCCGCCCCAGCTTCGCCATCTCCGAGGCATGAAGCGGGTGCCCCATGTCGAGCAGCTTCGCCGCCAGCCGCTTGATCGCATCCACCGCCGACCGCACCCACTGCCCGAGCTTGCTGGAGCCGAAAAGTTTCCACGTCTCCTCGGTCAGTTGCTTCTGGTTCAGCATCCGGTCCAGCTCCATCGCAAACGCCCAATCCGCCGCGAAGACATCGGTTCCGTCTTCCTGCGTCCCAATTTGGATGCCGTCGGCAATTTGCTGCATCGCCTCGTCCAGCGTCTTCGCCCGGCCTGCCGCGGACTGCAAGTCCCCGTAGTACACATTGAACGCCCCGAGCACCGCATCCGTCGCGTCCTGGCGTTCCGCAGGGTCCGCGATCGTCGCGATGCGTGTCTTCAAATCCTCCAGCGCGCCGCGCATCCATTGGGCTCGGTATTGGTCCGCCGTCCCGGTGAATGTTCCCGCCTGCTTCTCAGCCCGATACATCTCCAAAAGCGCCTGCCCTCCGAAGAAATGCCAGATTTCCTCATCCACCGCCGCATTCGCATGGTCCCCGCTCTCGAACTCTGCCGGGTTGAGATGGATGGAAAGCTTCTCGCCATCCAAATGCGCAAGCGTCGAGCCGGCAGTCTGCTTCACCGTCACACCCGCGCGCTCCAGCGCCGCCAGCCGTTTTCCGGCCTGCCCGTTCTTCCCTAAGCCGGTGTAGAATTTTGCCCCGCTTGCGCTACTTGCGATTCCAGCCGCCGCCGCACCCGTCGGGCCGCCGCCTTGGCCTCCACTCGCGCCAGAAGCTCCTCCCTGCGCGCCTCCCGCGTTCCCTCCTCCGCCGGAGGCTTGCGCAGCGGATGACCCTGCTCCGCCCAGTTGATTGGTTTGCGAAACACCCGAGGCACCAGCCTGTCCACCTCCGCCTTGCGGTTGGCCCGCAGAAGCTGCTTCGGCATCAGATGGCGGGGAATTTTCATCTCCCACAGCAGACGCCGAACCCGCCCCGCCGTCAACCGCCACCGGAGTGATTTTTTGAATCGTCCACCCCGGCCCCTTCCGCTTCGCCACATTCGCCCGCGCCGCAGCTTCATTCCCGCCCGGCACCGGAAAGTTCGCCACGTTCCCCTGCGCATCCACCGCCTCCACATTCCAAGTCCCGCCAGTCGAAGCCGCGGCCGCATTCCCCCCTTGGACGTTGGGCGTTGGGCGTTGGGCGTTGGACGTTCCCGCCGCCCCGCTCCGAGCCGCCGCCCGGCGTACAGCCTCCCCGGCCGCAGCCGTCACCCGCCTCGTGGCATTCACCAAAATGTCCAGCCCTTGGTCCGCCAACCTCAAAGCATGGTTTGCAGACTCCATCGCCCCGCCCGTGATCACCACATTGAACTTCGCCGGAGCCGCCACAATCGCCTTCCGCAGCGCCGCCGGCAACAGCGGAACCGCCTGCTCCGTCACGACCAATCGCCCGTCTTCCGCCTGCGCCACCAGTCCGAGTTCCGCCAGCTTCGCAGCCTTGTCCGGCGCGAGTTGCCGACCCTTCTCTGCCACATCCGCAAGGTCGCGCGCCATCGCCGCCCCCACATGCGCGTTGATTACCGCCTGCCCGAGTCCTTCGCTCTCGTTGTCAAAGCCGCCCTCCCTTTCCACGATCATCTTCGCCGCCTGCTGCTTGTTGCCAGGCAGCCAGATGTCCCTGCCTTCCGCTCCCATCGCCACCGCAGCCACTTGCAGATGCGGATTGCTGGAAAGTGCCGGAGCCAGCGCACGGCTTTCGACCCCAATCAGGTTCCCGAGATTCCGCGACGCAGCCGACGACACCGCCAGCAGCCTGCCAGTCTCCTCATGGATGGCATCCAGCGCCGTGCCCGCCGCACCCTGCGCCACACCCATCGCCACTGGATCGTTGGATTGGTTCGCCGCATCCAGCGTAGTCCTCGCCGCATCCAGCGCCTCGTGCATCGCCTCCCATCGCCCAGCCATTGCCCTGCCACCCTTGGGCCGGTTCCAACGGTCGGTGATGGTTCCAAGCAGGGCACCGCCGAGGCCGATCATCCCTCCAGACCCCACCAACGATTCCGCCCAGCCATCGAACGGGCTCTGCCCCTGCATCATGTTTTGCCCCACGTCTGAAGCCATTTCTCCGCCGCCCAAGCCGGCCATGCGCCCGGCGAATTTCCCCGCCGACTGTGCCCACGGGCTCTTGCCCAGCGTTGAAAGTTTGTGCGCCACTTTTTCTCCGAGGAAATCGCCCCACCTTTCCGAAAGCATCAGCGGCACACCCTCACTGGCAATGTCCGCCAGCCGGTTGAATGCGCCCATGCTCCGGTCACTGCCCTTCATCGAGATGTCCGTGCCATACATTCCACCCGTGATCCCACCGCGCGTCAGGTTCAGCGCCATCGCGCTTTCCACGCCGCCAGCAGCCAGCCGGGCCTCCGCCAGCCTTCCGACCAGCCCGGCACACATGAAAGAAAGCATGGAGCCGCCACCCGCGGCGATGACATTGATCCAATGCAGCTTGTCATCCACCACCTTTGCCAGCTTCTCGGATAGAAACGCGCGCTGCGCCACTTCTTGCGGATTATTCTCATCCACTTCGATATTCCCGGCACCTACGCCAATCAGTGCTTGATAAAATGCGTTCCCGGTAGCCGTCGCCTGCGCACCGAATTTCCCGGCTTCCAGTTCCCGGATCAGCGACTCAGCACCGCCCAGCGTCAGATTCAGGCTCATCAGCGCAGCCTTTTGCTTACCGCTGCCTAGAAGTCGGAGGCGCTGATTGCCGTCATCCATCGTCACCCACGACGCCTTGCCGTCCGCCACCGCCTTCTCATGCGCCGCCCGCTGCTCCGCACTCATCACACTCTTTCCGGCCTCCCACTGCTTTTCCATCTCCGGCCACGCTTTGAACACCTGTTCCGCTCCGGCAGCATCCAGATTCCCGATCAGTTGCTGTGCGGCCTCTGCCTCCCTGGTCCTCATCACTTGCGCCGCCGAGCGCCCCAGCGTGAAGCGGGTAAGTGTGGAAGCGATTCCGCCCAGCGTCGAGTTCGTCTGCGCCATGAACCGCTTGAAGCCGTGACTCGATCCATCCGCCTTTTCCTGCGCCTCAATCTTCGCGATGTCCTCCCGCAGCTTCGACTCCCGCTCATGGATCGTCACGATCGCCTCGTCCAGATTCGTCAAGTCCTTCAACGCTTGTCCCCATTGCCCGCCGAAATTATTCTGCTTTCCGCCCACATCCCGCGCCTCCACCAGCTTTTCCGCAGCTTGTCGCAGCGCCCTCTTTGCGTCGCGCTGAGTTTCATGCGACGCATTCACGTTCGCAATGTCGCGTTGCAGTTGGTTCAGCGGCACTTCCAGCGACACCTTTCCGACTTCCGGCACGGCGTCAGGCCCGGCAAGGTCGAGGTTTCCGCCACGCGCCAGCGCGGCCTTTGCGCGCTCGTACATCGCATCCGCACTCTGCCCATCCACCATCGGCGACACCTTCCGCGCCGCGTCCAGTGCCAACACCGTGCCCTCCAGCACACTGCCGCCGGAACGCCCGGCCCATTCGTTTGCCTTGCTCGAAATCTCAGCCGCCGCGATCCCCATCGTTTCGCTCGCCGCCCATGCTTCCGGCGTCTTGAAGGTATCCAGCAGTTTCGCGTGCGCAGCCTTTGCTGCCTCGCGCGCCGCCGCCAGCGGCTCATTCACAGCCGCCCGCGCCTTCACAAACACCTGCTCCACCTTCTGCCAGTCACCCGCGCCTTCCGGTGCAAGCGCCGCATCCGCAAACGCCTTACGCCGGGCTTGGCTGATCGCCGCCAGCTTCGGCTCCGCCGCCTCATGCGCCGCATCCAGCGCGAGCGAAGCATCCCGCACCTCGCCGGCCAGCTTCGTAAATCCCATTGCCTTGACAGCCGCCTGCCTCACCCCCTCATCCGCCGCAGCTACCCGCGCCTCCAGTTCCGGCACCTTCGCCGCCACTTCGGGTTTCAGCAGCGCCTTGTCCCGCAGCGTGGTCAGGTCTTCCACCGCTTTCGCGCGCGCTCCCTGTGCCGCTTTCAATTCTCCTAACACCCCGTCCCTCGTTTCCTCGAACTGCACCATCATCGGCGCAGTCGCCGTCTTCGGCGCATACCGGGTTCGATTCAGCAATTTCAGGTTCGCTGCCTTCTCCGCCGTGTCCTTATCCAGCGCATTCTTGAGGTCGTTCTGCTTCTTGATTGCGAGATCCAGTGCGTGAACCGCGGAAGCCGGCCCTCGATACGCCGCATCCGCCGTATCAAATTCGGCTTTCCGCGCCTCCAGAGTCTGCTGCACAATCGGCTCCACCTTCCCTCCATTTGCCAGCGCCAAGTTTTCCACGTTCTTGCGTGCCGCATCATAGGCCACCTTTGCTTTGTCCCGGGACGACTTCAGCGCCGAAAATGGAATGCCGTCAGCAGCATCCGTGACGTTCCCACTGGCATCGTAAAGCTGCTTGGTCGCCTCGAATGCACGCTGATCCTCCATCCGCCGCAGTTCCACACGCGCCTTGTCGTGCTTGGCGCGGAGTGAATCAACTTCCAGCGTCGCCTCCTGCCGCTTCTGCCAGTGCTCATCCACCCCGATGTCATGCCTCACACCATCTTCCTCGTAATACCGCTCCCCGGTTTCGGCATCCCGGTGCAGCTTGCCCTCGTGCTCCAGGTCTTTCGGGATTGGATCCCCGTTCTCCGGCTGGTAATCCCTCACCCACCGCCCGCTCTCCGCGTTGTAATACGATTTTCCGATGAAGCCCGCCGTCTTTTTCAACGTGCCGTCATCGTTCAGCGCCACCGTTTCGGTTCCGTCCGGTGCAACCGTCGTCTGGACGCCAGTGCTCTTGAGATATTTGAGCCGCCCCGCCTCCGCCTTCTTCTGCGCAGCCATCCCGGCCGCCGCCTCACGCCGCCCAGCCACGTCCGCCGCCCGCGCCTGCCGCTGTTGCGCCGCAGCCTGGCGCTCGGCATCCCGCTGTTGCGCCGCAGCCTGGCGCTCGGCATCCCGCTGTTGCGCCGCAGCCTGGCGCTCGGCATCGCGCACGCCCTGCTCGGCCACCGACACGTTCAGCCGCGTCGCCTGTTCATCGGTCATCCCCTCCGGCCTGCCAATCGCACCCATCGCCGCCAGCTTTTCCAGCCGTGCAGAATGGTTTTCTCCAGTCTCACCCGGAAGGGCATCGGGGCGGAATGCCGCGTCAAACTGGTTCGCCGGCATCGGCCTCGGCGAAGGCGTTGGCGCATCCGCCACCGCATCCTCCGGGTTCACATTGGGTTCGTCCGGGTTAAGTTCGTCCGGGTTGAGGTCTTCGGTGTCAGGAGGCCATGCCATAAATTCAGAGGGTTGGGAGCGCCAAGCCCGCGATTTTACAGCGAGGCGTTCAACATCCGCCGCCGCCGTTCCACGTCGGAATCAGCAGCAGGCACATCCTTCGTCCGGTCCATCATCCCGGAAGTCAGCCCGTCCATTCCACCAGCATTCGCAATCCCCAGCGGTGATCTGCGGTTCCCACCCGGACGGCCCAACGCTCCGTATCCAATCCTTGCGTTTTCGGTCGGGGTGAGCGGGATGCTTCGCATTGACAATGAAAGACGCTCCATCATGTCGCGCTCCTCCTCTGATCCACGGGCAGGTTGCTCGACTCCAGTTGAAGGAGATGAAGGCACAGGCTTAGGCATCCCTTCCAAAAGCGTGTTGCGCCCGCGATACGCTTTGTCGGCCGCGACCCCCGCAAGTGCGGCGTCAATCGTGGACGGGTCTGGCGCGTTCGCCGAATTGGTCGGGCCTGCATCGCTCGCAGGCGCGGGCGCAGGCTTTCCGTCCAGAATCTTCGCCACAGGCAGCGATGCCGCGGGGATTCGACGCTGCGCATCCTCCGCGCTCTGAGCCATCGCCGCGACCCTCTTATTCACCCCGGCCTTCACCCCGGCCAGCGTGTCCGCGAACCGCTGCCGCTCGGAAACAAATTTCGACCCGTCCTCATTGTAAATCCCAGCCGTAGCCGCCGCAGGAGCGGCATCGAACCGGGAGGTTCCCGAACCGTAAATGCCAGTGATGCTACGGGACCCATCCGGGCGAACGACCAATGTAGATCCATCCGGCATCGAGCCAGTAGTGCCTCCGTTCAGCGATGCAGCACGCTGCTCGGCACCCGATGCAGCGCCGGCTGCCATCGCCGCCCCGATCATCATCGGACCCACACCCGGCACGACCATATCCGCCGCCGCGCTCGAACCGCGGACGGAATCCGACCGCGGTGTGAGACTACCCTGCGGTTCAGGAGCGCGCAGTGCCACCTGCCTGCCGAGCGCGTTTTCCGGCACAACCAGCGCCCCCGGTCGAGGTGCCGCATCCGGCCCGCGCTGTGCGACCGTCGGCTGCGTGGGAATCCGCGGCTTGGAGAAGTTGAAAAATGCAGACGGCTCCACCTTCAAGTTATTGCGGCCCGAGGGTGCCATCTCCGTGGTCTTGCCGCGATACAGCCCGCCATTGATTGTGCCGCGCTGAATATCCCCATTGATACCCCGCTCAACCGTACGCATCCCCATCCGCTTCACATCAGGCAGATCCGCATTGATCACGAGCGGGCGTTTCCGACGGGCGAATAGAGTGCTGAAATCGGACATGCTTCCCGCCTAGCCTCTCGGTCTTTTCCTGTCAACGTCTATTTTCCGCTCCCTCCCGCAATCGTTCACGCCCATGCCTGTTCACACAACCGCGTGAGGGCGGAAAGCCCTTTTACGCGGCGCGGTTCAACTTCTTCACCCCGCGCGCCGCCGCTTCCGCGTCCGATACCGCGCCGCGCCGTCAATCAGATACGCCCCCATCGCGAGCGCGAGAACATCGTCGTCGTGTCGCCCGTGCGCCGCCGCGAACCGCCCGCGCTTGTCCCGCACGAACGTCTCCAGCTCCTCGACGATGTGCATGTCCTCAATCTCCATCCCTGGCACCCATTCCTTCTTCCCGTCGTCGCGCTCCACTTCCATCCCATGCACCAGCGATTGCAGCCTCGTGATAATCGCGTGCCGCGTCTCCTCGGTCTGCGAGAACCCAAGCTGCTCCGTGACTTTCTCAGTCACCCGCGTGAGGATCTGCTGACGATACAGGTTCAGCCCCGCGCGCTTCGCGCCGACGACCACCCACTCCCCCTTGTTCGTCTCCACCACGAGCGTGCAGTTGCCATACCAACGGCACAGCATCGCCAGCACGTAGAGGAACACCCGCTCCGTCGGATGATGTTCGAGCACTTGCCACATGATGCGCGCCACCACGCGCGGCCTGCGGTGCAGCACCTTGCCATCGGGCAACACCGTGTCGTCCCCCGCGCGCAGCACGAGCACGCTCGAATTGTCCAAGTCGCCCTCGCCATCCGTCACGTC